GCAACAAGTTGCGAGCAATCGCTTGACGCTCCTCTATTGTTGCAATATGGTTCAATGTAACCTTATCAGCAGTGCCACCAAGGAATGTACCTAATGGAACACCCTTTGCCAACATTGTGGATGAGTTTATAGCTGTAGGCCCAATCCGCACGTTGATGTTCATAGGATCATATCCAGGATCAACTGAGAACACTTTTGCTGGTGGCTTTTCAGCAGGAACGTACATCTTAATTGCTGACTGCGCAGTGCTTCCTTGAACAAATGTTGTTGGCACACGGCCGTAAGACTGTGTTGATCTTGTTCTTCCAACGGATGGTGGAACGCTATTTGTGTATGTTGGTGCAAGTGTTCCAGTTGAGACAGCGTTTGCTACAAATGTTGCATTAGCCGCATTGTCCTCATCTAACATACGAATTGCTGTTTCAGCGACTGTCAATGGACGGTCGGTTACACCACCAGACTTAACAGAGCGATCAATAGCATTCTTCAAATGATCACCAGCATCGATGCTGACTCGAGATACACCACGAGAAGACTTGTTGAGATACGTGTCGAGTAGACCAGATGTTGGCTTTTCTGTTGCAGTTGTATCGACTGCGGTGTGTGCTTGTGATCCTGGTGCGACATATGAGCCCAAAGGAGCCGCTGCCGCCGTAGTTGCAGCATCAGCTAGGAAGGCGGTGTCTGCCTTACCTTTTAGCTTACCTTCGAATGTGGGAGCTTTGAAACCTTCTGTGAATGTTCCCGATTCTCCGTATATGTTTTTAACGTAAGCAACTACACCTTCACCACCAATTGTACCACTTGATCCAAATACTGATAGGCTCGATCCAGCAATGTTGACGCTTGGAGACGACATATTTGCTTCGGCGGCTGAGGAGATTTTAACGGCACCTTTAGATGTGTAGGAAGCTGTTCCCTCAGCGGTGTTGTTAGAGTTGCCCTTGACGATGTTGTTAAATGATCCAAGTGTGGTGTTTGTTGTTGTCCCAAGCACAGTTGTCGACTTGCTACCCTTTACGGTTGTGCCAGCATTGCCTCTGATGTTTTCGCGACGAGAACCATTAATTGTTTCTGTTAAGCTACCACCAACAGTTACATTGAAGTCGCCACCAACCTTTAGGTTCATGTCAGCAGCAATATCTAATGTGAAGTTCTTAGCCGCCATCATCACATCACCTTCAATAATTACAGCACTGTTTCCAGAGACTGATGTAATCATGTTGGACTCAGTCTTCATAATCATTGTACCATCGGCGCGAAGTTCGATACCACCACCAGTGCGATGCTTAATCAAAATGCGTTCATTGCCAGGAGTGTCATCATAAACAATTTGATGCCCTGACTTGGTTTCATTTATATCAACGTGAGTGTATTTGCCAGATTGATCTGTCGTAGGATCACTTAATGACCCCCATGCATCAATACGAGGATCACCGCCGCCCACACTAAGGCCAGTGACGCTGTGACCTGTGGCAGCTTTGTTGATAGATGATCTGTAGTGATATGCTGGGCGTGGATACACACCTGCAGGATCTGAAAACCCAGCACCTCTTGGAGTGTTAATAATTCCCGCGACTTGTTGGTCTACAATACCATCAAAATCATCGCCATTTTCGTCTGACATAATATGTTACCTTTGTAAAAGAATTATCCGCCGTATTCCCAGTGCCATGGTTCACGAGGAATAGTTTTGAACCCAAATGACCCAGCATTAGCAACAAGCCAATTATTTTGGACCGTTCCACTCGAGTTTGCTCCCCCACCTAAGTCAACAGCAAGCCCCCAACCATGCCTAGAAGTTCCAGGTCTAGCGGCTAACCCACCTTCGCCATAGAGACCCTTTTCTTGTGCAAGTCTTACTTGGACCTCGTATGTACGATAAGAATCTGTGATAGTCCATTGAACACCAGCAGCACGGGCGCTAGCAACCATTTGTAAGTATGCATTAGCAGCATCTGCGCGTAATCTGTGCCCAGCAGCAATTACAGTTAAAGTGTTTGGATCGAGGCGACCGTTTTCTCCACTATAGTTGCCTTCATCGAGCGGACTAGTACGAACTGGGTCAAAAAGTTTTTCACCTAGTTCTTCAAGAGAATATGTTCTAGATGGTTGTGGACTAATATTTGTTTTGCCAAATTTGTTTTTAACGTATGCTGACATATTAGTCATGGGGTCAGTTTTACTCCATGGGTCGGTGTCTTGGTGGCCCCAAACTTCCCCACCTGGATACACTGTATAGAATGCCTTTAAGTATGTATCAAGTGCTGCCCACTGAGCAGAGTTGATAGAATCAGCACTAGCATACCCTTCAGGATTAGCTGTGCCGTTGGGGCAGTTATAGCCGGCTACAAATCCTATTCCAATACTATATGGGTTATGACTACTTTTTGCGTGGGCACCAGTCTGATTTGGGTTCCGCCCTCTTTGAATTGAACCATCGCGTTTAATAATATAGTGATATCCAATAGTTGTTAAACCTTTAGACATATGAATCTGTTTAATAGTTTGTGCATCAATATGATAGTCATCAATATAGTTAGCTGTCCAGTGAACAACAGTTGTTGACACTAAACGCGTAACAGCTCGAAGGTCAGCAGTCATTTCTTCAAGAGATTCAATGTAAGAGAAATCTGTATCGTACGGTCCACTTGCACCTGTGTTCGTACTGCCAATAGCCACAACACGGTCAGGAGAAGGTGTTCCTAACGATGGATTACCACTTGTGATAGTGTTGCTAATTCCTCCTGAGACACCATTATATAATAATTGAATGTTACTGATGTTGTTTACGATATTTTGGATAGATGCCGACGATCCACCAGCTAATTCAAGTAGGTCAAGGGATTTCATTAACGCTTGAACGCTTGATGTGTCAATTTTGATACCAGTTCGTATTGATAAATTTACCAAATCAGTAGGCAACGACAAAGATGGTAATGATCTATTAACTGCTAAAGAACTATTACCATTCATAATGTTAACAACAATAGATTGCGTTAAATCCTTGTCGCTGATATTAATTGCAGACAATACAGTATTTGTAATCTGACCAGTAAAGTTCTCAACAACATTTTTTAAGATATTTGTACTATTTAATCCACTAACAGCAGAAGTAAGAGCTGATGTTAAATTAAATAGTCCTGCAGAAAATGGGTTCTTAAAAGTTCCATTCAATACCTGATCCACAGATGATGTTACATCAATATTTAAACCTTGTGGTGAAATAGCAGCCAAAGAATCTTTAATCTCTGCTGTCGTCTTTCCTAGAGTTTGTGATAGAGCTGTTGCAACAGCCTCAGGAGTTCCAGCAGTAATAATCTCATCAAGAATTCCAGACTCTGATGTAGATTCCACAATTGATCCTAACTTTGATGCGTCAGACCCACTAATAGTTTTAACGAGGTCACTCTTTATATTTGGAACATTTGCAGTTATACGAGACACCGCTGGGGCGGCTGATGATGTGGCACCTAGCGGATAATCAACGGTTTGTACTAATGACTCAACACCACCTTTTACATCCCCAACCGCAAATCCTAATTGAGTATTTGTCGCTGCAGTAAATTGATCAGTCATTGTATCAGCTGATGATTCAATCTCAGCAAAACTAAGTTGACTATTTACATTCTTAATGTGAGAGTTAAGCTCTGTTACATTGACTGCCATTTACCGTGCCGCTCCACCATTATTAGCAAAATTTTCGTATATACCTTGGGCATTTGTAATACGTTCATCTTGACCCAATCTCTTTTCAATTCCATCTGATCCGTATTCACCAGTTTTAGCAGGGTTCTCATATTTACGCATAAACACAAGTGTGGCATCTAATACATTTGTGGTTCTTTTAAACTGTGCACCACCAACGGAAGGATCTGTTGCAAGCTCATAGTCGACAAACGCTAGCTGAACATATAGATCATCCCAGTTCTTACCTTTTTGAGCAGCAAAGTTTCTCAATGCTGTCTGACGGCCGCCCGTTGCACCGTAGTAATACCATTGAGCAATACCAACAGAGTTCTCAGTGCCACCTCCAGCGACAGCAATTCCAGATCTAATCCCAGGATCCATACCACTTTCATGCAGGAAGTTACCAATCATAGCAGCGACTTGCTCTTTGCTATAGTTGTTGGTTGACATAAGGTAGTCCCAAGCAATCTGGATATTTTGCTTTTGATTTGAGCTAGGATTGTAAGTGACACCAGGCGGAATACCCGTCAACGAATCGTTCATTGATGGAACAGTATTACCAAATGGAACACCAGACGATTGATGTACAGCACTTGTTCTCATACCAGATAGTTGTGTTGCTGAGGGCACTTCCATCTTAGGAATTGATCCAAGCACAAGTGGAAGCTGAGAGTTTGTTCCGTCCATGAAGATGCCAAACACAGTAGCACCAGCGACAAGTCCAGTTGATCTTCCAATACCAGAGACGCCACCTTCTGTCGCAGGAAGCATAACACTAGCATAAGGAAGGTCCGCTAATGGAAGTTCTGATGCTGGACCGTGAATGCCGTGAATACGAACTCTGACACGTCCTAACTGAGGAATATCACCACCCACCTGCTCTACGATACCAATAAACCAACGTGTAACATCACCGTAGTATTGTGAAGTAAACATACCAAACATTATACACCTCTCCGGAATCTACCACCATCTGCACCGCGATCAGATGTTAACTTAACAGCATCGATCATAACTGTGTGCTTGCCCAATGAAAACACGTGCCTTGCAGCATACACAAGATAGTCTCCTGACTTCTTCTTGTCTTTCATATCTTCCATTGTTACACCAGCATTATTCTGTAATGATATATCACTGTTGAAAATATTGACTTCAAACATTTTACCAATAGATTTATTTGACCCTGTGAGAAAAGCTGCACCTGGCACCTTTAACTGGATTGAGTTTTTGAATAGTAAATGGCGCAATGAAACGTTGGCCGCATTTAGCATATACTTTGTAACCCCACCAGCACCTTCTTCATAGTAGTTGAAGTAATCTGGATACGATCCATTTGCAACAATTTGATGAACATGGGCCGAGTTGACATTATTGATCTGTTGATTATTAACAACGTAGTCAATGTCAATTGCTAACGTCTTGCTGCCTTGTAAAACTTGTGAAGTTTCGAGTTTACTGACAACTTTCCTTATATCAAAATGTTGCTGTTCAGTAACACCAGATGATAAGTCTGTAAAGTAATACTGTGCACCAAAGATACCTTGACGTGCAAGTGCCAGTGTGTCCTCAGTATTACCATATGTGTAGCTTTCAATTACATATGCTTGTCGATTAATATTCTGATTCTGATTAAATAAAGAAGAATTTCGTTGAGAGTATGTAAACGGCTTATCAATGGCAGTGTTCCACGATCCCTCTAATAAGATAGTGTCGAGATCATTAAGAACCAAATCTTTATCATTAATAGATGAATACAAGAAGTATGGAGAACCATTAATAGTGGTCGCACGTACTCTGAGCCACTCACACGCTTGTAAAGGAGTCATATATGGAACAACAACCTTCATATCCATTTGACTGGTCTCTGTAGAGTTATTTCTGAGAGGCATCTTTAACTGATCAGCTAACATCTTCTCAATAATCTTTTCAGGCTTACCTGTGTATGCCTTACTGAATCTAATCAGCGCACTGTTATAAGCGTGCTCTTCTATTATGCGAAGCAACAGCACTTCCTGTTGATCGTTTATCTTTTCAGACTTTTCAATACGTTCAACTACAAACTTTTTAATAAGTGTGAATGAACTGTTAGGTTGTGACAATTTAATCTCTAGTCGCTCGGTCCCAGTAAACCCAACTCTGTTCAACAAGTCAACAGCATCGTTGATCATAACTAAACCAGTTAGGTATGGCAACTCGATACTTTCAAAAATATTTAGCTCAATAATTACTTGCGATATATCAATTACTGATGATGCGGAGCGATCTGCAGTAAGTAGAGCCTGTTCAATTACATAATGCTTGGCTGATTCCATATTAACTTAACAACGCTTTCTTAAAGGCAGCAGCTATTTGAGGTGCAACTTCTTTCTTCAATGTTTTGATAGTCTTTAGCTGTTCATTACGCAAAATCATTCGATCTAGATATGTTATAGGAATTAAACCTGATACGTTTTGAGTGAATGGATTAATATCAACCCATTCACCTGACGTATTCTCATAGTGATGAACACTGTTATATTGAGCTGTTTCTCTGTATACACTAACAGTTGTAATTCCATCAGTTGATGTTCTAATAAGCTCGTTTACATTATAATTGCCGTTCGAGTTAATAACAATCTGCCCTAGATCAAGGTAACGCTTTAGTATTTTACCTATAGAACCTGAAGAAAGACCAATCGCTGTTTCACCAGGAAGAAATGTTGCAGAGATATCATTGGTTGTTGTAATAACTCTGTTGGGATAATCGATAAGAGCTTTAGCTTGTAGGTCGGCACCAGACAACGGCCATCCACCTTCACGGATATCATCATTCAATAAATAGAATGTCCAGTAGTAGTCAGTTGTCCCATAGAGCTTATACGAAAGCGTATCAGGGCGTTCATACTCTTCAATCTGCATTGTCTGGTAATAAGAGATATCATCCTTTACCTGATCAACAAGATCTATATACGCCGACAAGTTTTGAAACAACACAGGATCTTCTGCAGATCCAAAGCTGTAGGTTAAGAGTGGAAACGGTGCAAAATATTTTGACATTAGTATCCCGCCTGAATATCTTGTTTGACCAATGTTCTTGTTTCAGTGAACGATAGTTGGATGTTCACATCATTCCACTTACCATCTTTATGCATAGCACCACCCTGTTGGTTATACGTTGCAGAGAATCCTGTCAAGTAGCAAGGAAGAAATCTAATTCCAACCTCCTTCTCGCGATATAGCACTTTAATTTCAAACTTGTTGGGAAACTTCAATCCAAAAATACCTTGAGTGGTCGCTGTTCCACCAATATCTTCAGGATACATTTGTGTACGAAAGAATCTAATGATGTTTTGGATCTCCTGACCTTCACGAATACTATTTGGAATTAGCGTAAAGTCAAAAGCAAATTGACGCATTGCAACGCCTCTAAACAGTGTTCTAGTGTTTGGATTAGGAACAACTCTTGCAACAGATCTAACAGCTCCACCAACTTCAGTGTTAATAGCTTCTGCCATTCGAACAGCGCCAAGTCGAGCCAAGTCCCCACCAGATGTACCTAAGAAACTAGATACAAAGGATTCAATAGCCCCGCCTGTAGCGTTTGCAGCAGCAGAAGCTAGACTCGAAGCTCCTCTACTTAACGCATTTTCAACACCAGCACCAATCAGTCCCAAGTTAAAGTTGTTGTCGTATGTAACGCCATCTTGAATTTGCAATGCCCGAGGCATGTATAGAGTTACCCTACCATCGGGGATAACTCCTTTTTCACCGCTGCGTGTAAATCTATCGCCCCCAGTAAACTGCTCAAGGGTGTCTTGTGTAATTATTGTACCACCTTCACGATTGGGATTGCCACCTATACCAAAGATGTTGACGTCAATTGGTGGTTCAATTATAGCTTCAAAAGAAATTGTTCCTAAGAAGTCGTCTTGGTGTTCTATAGGATATTGGTAATAACCAGCCATTGTTTGCCTAATAAATACAGTTGCATTTGCAGATATTTATAAGGCTTTTCGATGACATATAAAGGACGATACACCGTTATCAATCCTCACAAGTATAAGGGTGATGCATCAAACGTCATTTACAGATCGATGTGGGAGCGCCATTGCTTCAAATGGTTAGACAATAACTCTCAGATCAAAGAGTGGTCATCTGAGGAAGTTGTCATTCCATACTTTTTTGACGTCGATAAAAGCTACCATAGATACTTTGTAGATTTGAAATATGTGACAACCGAGGGTGCAACATTCTTGATAGAAATAAAACCCGACAAAGAGACCAAGCTACCAACCAGTAAACGCAAGACAAAGCGGTACATCACTGAGGCTGTCACATACGTCAAGAATCAATGTAAGTGGAAAGCTGCAACCGAGTATGCAAATGATCGTGGTTGGCATTTTGAGATATGGACTGAACACCACCTACAGAAGATGGGTATTATGCCCAAGCCGCCAAAACCGTTAAAGCCATATCCCACAAAGAAGTAATATATTGCGGGACTGCTAACAACTGCAGCTTTATTATACATCGTTTCCCAGAAAGATCAACATAAATAAGCACATGAGTAATTTATTTCAAAAACTAGGATATGAAGCTTTTAGAGCTGGAATTACACCGCGGACTGCAGAGTCTCGCGAATGGTTTCGTAGTAAGATGTCGACAATAAAGGCAATCAACAGAAATCAATTGATGAAAGAAGAACCAATTATCATTAAAAACCGACAGGTGATGGGTTCGATGTTTATGTTCTTTTACGACCCGAAGCACAAAGACACATTGCCGTACTACGACTCTTTCCCGCTTGTTATCGTGCTTAAGCCCGCCGAGGGAGGCTTCTTAGGGTTGAACCTGCACTACCTCCCGCCAGTACTTAGAGCGAAGTTTCTCGACGCTCTCCTCGAGATTACGAACAATAAGCGCTACGACGAGTCGACTAAGTTTAACCTAACATACAACGCTTTGCAGCGCGCCGCAAAGCTGAAATATTTCAAGCCATGTATCAAGCACTACTTGACTGATCATGTTAGAAGTCGCTTTGCTATGGTGCCAGCTCCTGAATGGGAAATTGCTGTGTTTCTTCCAACTGCTGATTTCAACTCACAGGGTAAGAGGTACAACATCAACAAAGTGTATGCTGACTCAAGGAAGATGATCTAATGGCTAGTATTGAAGAGCTAAAGAGTTTAATCTCTACTAGTGGAGGCATGGCAGCTCCTAACATTTACAGAGTTGAGCTACCTTCAATCAACGGATACTCAACTCGAAATCTAAACTTGCTTTGCAAGGCAACTAACCTTCCAGGCCGTCAAATACTGACTAACGATCGTATAATTGGTGCTGTTGATCAGAAGGTTGCTTATAGCACAGCACATGAAGATATCAATATGTCTTTCCATGTGCCAAACGATTACAAGATAAGAATGTATTTTGAAGCTTGGCAAGCTCTGGCAATCGATCCAAATACTCACGAGATTGGCTATTTGAACGAATATGCAAAGACTGTAAAGATTCATCAACTAAAGCGTGGGATTGGATTACCAATATTCAGCAACAACTTTATCGACATCGATTTGGTTAGTACTGAAAAAATTATGTTTACATGCGAACTCTACGAAGCGTTTCCCACAAGCGTTTCAGCAATTGAATTATCTGACGCTACTGAAAATGCGACTGTTGAACTACTTGTTCAACTATCATATCGCAAGTGGAAAGTGGCTTGAAATTAATAAGGATGAAGTGAATGGCACTACCTAAGTTAAATAATACCCCAAAATATGACCTCGTTATTCCGTCTACAAGCAAAGCGGTTAAGTTCCGCCCATATCTCGTCAAAGAGGAAAAGATCCTCTTGCTTGCTATGGAAACAAAAGATGCTGGCCAAGCACTAAATGCTGTGCTTGATACAATCATCGCGTGCGTTGATGAAAAGATTGATCCCAACAGCTTAACGACATTTGATATTGAGTATATGTTTGTCAAGATTCGTTCAAAGTCTGTCGGTGAGACAAGCGAGATTGGTGTTAAGTGTTCTGAGTGTGAACATACCAACAAGGTTGCAGTTGATCTACAAGCAATTGATATTACGGTTCCCAAGACAGATTTTATGGTTCAGCTAACTGATGATATTATTGTTGAGATGTCGTATCCACACTTTGGAGCTATGGCAAAGAATAAGAAGCTAGTCAACTCATCATCTGCTACAGAGCAGACGTTTGAAATGATCATGTCGGTGATGAAAGCTATTCACACTGGCGATCAACGAATCGATTTGAAAGATGTAAGTCATAAAGAGCTCGAAGATTTTATTGAGTCAATGACAGGTGATCAGCTACAAAAGATAAGAGCATTTGTTGAGACAATTCCAAAGCTGACCCACGACGTTCACTTTAATTGTGTCCAGTGCAAACATACAAATACCTACACCGTTGAGGGTATGCAGAATTTTTTTTAATAAGTCTATCTCACGAAGACCTAGCTAACTATTTCACTACCAACTTCAGACTAATGCGTGAACATAATTTTTCGCTAGATGAGATAGACGGATTAATGCCATGGGAAAAAGAAGTTTATGTTACTCTGTTGATGCAATGGATCAAAGAGCAGCAGGACCACAATAAAGGATCATAAAGATGGCCGCTACGTTACTAGATGTTGTCAATCAGCTAAAAACAAATCAAAAGGTTTCTGATCAGACCAATAAGAGTGTCGACAAGACAACATCTGCAGTTGGAAAACTGGCGGCGTCTATTACTAAATCATTCTCTATGTTCTTCGATCAGAAGAAGGCAGAGCGGCTAAACTTAGATCCACTCGAAACAGCTCGTGAAGCTCGCAATAAAAATAAGTCACCACTTGTACAAAAGTTTGAAGAGGGCCAGAAGGCAGGTCAAGGTGGTCTAGGTGGTCTAATGGATATGTTTGATCTAGCAAAAAGGTTGGGTCCTTTACTAGCAGCACTTCCATTGGCAATTGCTGGACTACGAGGATGGGAAGTTCCTGTCATTAAGAAATTTACAACATCACTGATCAGTAGCGTTGGTAAGCTAGCTGATGGGTTTAGAGTAAAATTCAACAGCGGTGTTGACGACATGATACGATCAATATTGAAATCGTTTGGCATTAATCCAGCAACGGGTAGAATGGCGCGAGATGCACGGGGTCGTTTTACTGGTCGCGAGCTGAAAACGACTGCTGTAATGATATCTGAGGCATTTGACTTGTTGCGATCAAATATTACACAAGCGTTTGGTCTTGGTACTGGTAGTGGTAAGATTGGGCAAATTGTGTCCAAAGCTGGCAAGTTAATGTCAACAATTATTAGCCCGCTGATTGGACTTGGTACTGCTATCACTGGATGGGCAACAGGCGCTGGAGCTAAGCTACTTGGTTTCATGGACGGTGTATTAGGGATCTCTGGTGGTGTAGCAAACATTGGTAAGTTTGCTGGATTTGTTGGTAAGATTCTGAAACCAATTGGATTCTTGTTCTCAGCGTATGACGGTGTGATGGCTTTTATGAATACCGAAGGGTCGTTCATGGACAAGTTTGTCGCTGGCATTGGTGCGTTCATCGGCGACTTTGTTGGTGCACCTCTTGACTTGTTAAAAAGTATTGTTGGCTGGGCATTGGAACAACTTGGATTTGAAAATGCTGCAAAGTGGCTAGAAGGTTGGAGCTTTGAGACAATCATTAACAATATGATTGGCGGAATCTGGACAATGGTGCAGGGCGCTGTAGATTGGGTCAAATTATTGTTCACTGATCCTGGCCAAGCTATAAGTGACTTGTTCTGGGGATATGTTGGGTTGTATGCTAGTATTGGGGAATGGCTATACAGCATCTCAATCAAACCTTTGGTAGATTGGTTTATAAACACATTCCCAGACCTATCAGCGTGGATTTCACAACAATGGACTGCCGCACTAGGTGGCGCTGCAGACTTAGGAACGTGGATTTGGGATAATTCTATTGGACCACTAGTGGACTGGATTAAATCAGCGTTTGGTGGTCAATTTTGGAATGAAGATAATCCAGAGCCTGTAGCGCCTCGGCCAGATTTACGATCCGATGCCACTGGTCGTGTTGTACGTGATGGTAAAGTTGGAAAGTTGACTGGCAGAAGTGGTCAGTTGTTTGTACCTGATGAATTCCAACCAGTCCAGCTTCCGACTGATCCACGTCTTGGTATTATTCCAAAGACAACAGGACAACAACTACAGCAAGAACAAGCCACACTTGACGAAATAAGAAGTCGTGGGCCAAGAGGTGGTAGTTTAGTTGCAAATAGTGGTAACACTGTCAACAATAACACATCTCAGTCGAGTGTCACGTATTCAGGCAATGGTATGCCAAGCGCACATGATCGACCAGCATATCAGTCGTACGGCGGACATGGTGTAAGATAAAAAAAGGCCCAGCAAAAAGCTGGGCCTAAACTTTAGCTAATTTAGCTAAGGATATTAATCCTCAGCAGCGAGCTTCGCAAAGTAGCTCATTGTGTCGTCCTGATCAGTATCATCCATCTGAGTATTCTCAGCAGACTTGAATGTTGGAGCAGGCTCATGCGTATCGAGTGTAGCAGTCTCACGAATCGTACGTGGAGCAGACTCACCAAGAACAACATGCAGACGAGCTTTCAACTCATCATAGCTCTTGAACGAAGCAGGATCAACCCACTCTGCCATTAGCATCTGCTTGTCGTAGATAGCTTCTAACTTAGCTTCATCACCACCAAGCAACTCAGAAGGAGCCTTGAAGTATGAAGCGTCATACTTAGGTAGCGAACGATCGCCAACCTTCTCTGAGCTAATCTTGATTACAAAGTCAGCGCCTTCCCACATGCTAAATGGGTCGATAGGCTTCTCATCAGGGAACTGAGGCTTCATAGCAGCCATGATCTTATCAAAGATCTTCTTGCCGAAGCGATATAGTTTAACCTGACCTTCGTTCTCAGGATTCAATTGATCTGAGATAACCATGATGTTAGTGATGTAGTGCAGGTTACGCGAACGCGAGCTAATCAGCTTACGTTGAGCAGAGCCATCTGCGCTCTCGCCCCACATCTTCATGTTCAATTCAGAAAGTGGATCGTTCTGGCCAAGAGTAGTCAACGACTTCTCTGCATACCATTGACCGGTAGGGCCCTTGAACATATGGTCCCAATAACGGACCCAAGGAACAGTGTTCTCTTCTTTACCAGGAAGAAAGCGAATAACAGCATAGCCATTGCCAGCTTTATCGCGAGAGGGTTTCCAGAAGCGGTCATCCTCTTGGCGTTCACGACCACCAGTAGACTTTTCAGCATCGCTGATCAACTTGGTGAGGTCTGTACGCTTGTTTTTAAGATTTGCAAAAGACATTTAATTCTCCGAATGTTTGAATGTTTGAACGCTAATTATATTAGCAGATTATATAGGGTTAGTCAATAGGTAAAGTGTTCTGCCTAGGCAAATAATTCAGGCGCATAGCTTCCGCCTGAATCTTATCTTTTACGATTGGTGTAATGAACTTGCGAACGTCTTCGATCTCAACTTCATTCTCTTTACACACATTGATCACTGCATCCATGTAGGAAAAGCTGTGTTTCCCCACAGCTTCCTCAATTAACTTTGTGAACTTTGCTTTTGTGAGGAATTGCTTTTCTTCGATCATCGTCTTCCATTTCTTGCGTGTACAGGCCAATGTCCTCGTAGAGAACACCAACAGTCCGCTTAGGATGACCATTGGCGTAGTATGCCATCGCCCTGCACACGTATGTTACTTTATTTTGCCCATTCTCGCCAAACCTGAAGTCAAGGTAGTGACCGCTACGAAGATAAGCCTCAAGGTTAGCAACATACGACTCTACGTTTGCGTACGATGCTCGCTCTGAGGCTTCTTTAGAATCTTTCATTCCTTTCATCGCAACCAACAACTCTTTGTTAGTCTTGATCCACTGACGAACATTCTTCAAGCTGAATGTATCATCATCGGGCAGATTACGAACATCTGCATCGATCATAGTGTTCTGGGAAGGACCTTTTGCTTCACGAGCAGCAGCAAGACGAGCTACAGCAGCAGCTTTCTGCTCCGCAGTCATCTTACGAGGTTTTGAAGCCTTGGTCTTCGACGTCTTTGCAACCACACCCATCTGAGCAAGTGCATTCGACTTCTTCGCTGCTTTGGTCGCTTGAGCTTTCGCTACGCGAGCTGCGATCTGTTCCTTGGTCTGAGGTTGACGAGCCATTCACATCTCCATTGAGTATCTGAGTCTCTATCTTAGCCCAAACTAGATCAGGAGTCAACATGATTAATATCCTTGTACGGAATTAATTCAACGTCTCCATCAGCAGTCTGGCGCGTAGCTATGTAACCATCTTGGATCAGCTTATCAATAGTATCAGCAATAATATCATGCTGATTGACCTCAGTTAGAGCTCTCCCAATTTTGTAACTACAAAACAACATACAAGCTGATAGGAACAGCATAAACCAAAATGGGTCCAACGTAATACTGATCATAGAGTGTTCCTTCTGTTGTTGAGGTATTTATGTGGTAATCCCTCTCTTACGAGAAGGATGTCACATTCTCAACACGGAAAGAACGAAACTCTTGCTTGTTGATGTCAAACGCACGGATCACTGTGTCGTTGTACTCTTTGCCAACCTTTGGTTGCTTTTCGGCCGGAATAGCATCAGCACTAAGAGTGCACTGCATATCACGCTGCTCACCATTGAGCTTGGTAAAGACCACTCGGCATTCACGAGTGCGCAGTTCTGTAATCATTTCTTCACGATTCATGTCGTAGTCCTTTATGTTCAATTAAGTCTGTCAATAGTGTTACAACGTCTACTAGTCTAGCGTTACAATCTTCCAACAGATCACAACGAGAGACAACATTTTTTAGCTGGTCTTCCAGCTCACTCAGCCTGACCTGCAGGCGTGGAACATCAACCCCAGTCATTATCAAACCGAGTGGTTGCATGGAACACTTCACCGTAGTACTGGTTAGCATACTGAGGAGCATCGTTCCACAAACGCTCATCGCGTTCAAACTTCTTGTCGATCTCTGCGACTTTTTTGACACGCTCATCACGTTCAAACTTCGCTTGCACTTTCTGCTTAGCTTTGAACTTTTCAGCAGTTTGACGAATCACAGCCATACGTTCAGCGGTTGTTTGCATTTTCATACCATCCATTTGATTTCAGTTTCTGTTCGAAGGCGACCTTCTCTTCGGATGTTATACGAAGTTCGGTCTTTAGACAACGGTTAACAAACTCTTTTATTGTGTAACCGCCAATTCCGTTGTGGGCGATGTAGTAGTACTTGTCATCTCCCCAATGATCGTTGATAAACTTTGGCATCAGATCTTCACTCCTCCAAACTCGCTGACGGTGTATTGACCAAGCTCGAATGCAAATGCTGCATCAAGAGCTACTTCTGCGCTGTTGTAGTAGTGCTCATCGACACCAACATCGTTGTTGGTGAACGTCACAGTCCACGACCAATCTTCAACTTTACGACCGTTACGCTTAACTTCGGCCCATTCCTTGGTGACTGTTGCAACGCGCATCTGCTGTTCTCCCTTGCTCATAGACATAATATAAGGGCTGCCAACGCAAATGTCAACAGCCCTCTATGTTATTTTCAAAATATTTTTTGGTTATTCTGTAGAGTCTGGTGCCTTTGGCAATGTTCTATGTGTGGTCGATCTAACACGGGTTGAGACCTCCGGAGTCACGCTAGGAGTGGCCACTACAGGTGCAACTGGGGCAACGTATGCTGCTTTCCCTGCAAGCACTGCTAGAGCGTTGTCATAGCGCTTCTTACGGTCAGGAAATCCGTGAGCATCACCGATCTTTGCAGTCTTGCGGCCGATGTTGATGGCATCAGATAGACCATCAAAGTCACCAGCATCAACCCACTTGTTCAGGTTGTTTACCTTCCAATACCAGCAAGCAGCTTCAATAGCTCCACCTTTGGTTCTAATGTATCCAACAGCTTGTTCAGCAGATTTGTTTAGAGTCATACCCCAGTTGGTAAGGTTGTCACGGCCTGTTAACTGAATAACACCTTGGCCTCTGAATAACCAACCATCATTTGGTTGAGTGTTACCCATGCGACCACCATATGCAATCTCTGCAATACGTTGAGGCTGACGAGCTACCTGAGCTGCCAGCTTAGCATCAAAGCGTTTTGGCCAAGTCTTTTGAAGTTGTTCTGCTGAATAGTTAAGATTCTCTTCAAGCACTGTAAAGCTGTTTGACTCGTGAGCACATTGAGCTAAGAATGCTGCAACTCGTTCTACTGTGTCAATCTTATAGTTTGGAAGAACATTGACCATGGCTTTGTGCCACGCTTCAATTTCTTTGTTACCCTTTAGGATCTGGGTCAGATGATTTGTTGTTAGGATGAACGTCATAAGCGGCCTCTCTATCTCTCATGTAGTTGATATGTGATGCCTGCGGCTCGTCGTCCCAAAGTGATGAAACCTTTTGCTCTCGAATATACTCTTCGATCCAACGAACGATGTTTTCAGACATCATGTAATTGTGCAGACCAGTGTATTTATCAATTTCATACTTTGTCAGCAGATCTTGGAGTTCTTTTCGAAGAGCTTGTTTATGCATTAGTATTCAGATCCTGTTGTTTTGTCTTCATCTGAATAATATTTATCACTTGTCCAAACAATCAACTCCCACACGAGATACTCAAACCCTTTAGCGATCCCGTAGATCCCACCAAACAATACAACGTTTGGCATAATGTAATATACGATCAGTTCAATCATTTTTTCACCTTTCCAATTTCCTTCAACGCTTCACGCGCGTAGAAAGCCATCAAACTGTCAGGACCACCACCAGAGGTTTGTTGATTGCCTAGGGCAGTCAATGCAGCCATTGCAATCTCGAACTTAGCCTCAAGCAAGTCTAGTTTGTTTTCTAGCTTTTCAGCATAAGCATCACCGTTCATCATACCCATTCAGCGAGTCCTCATTGCAGCAATGCCAAGTGCACACCAACCAACAACATTGTCAGCAGGTTCACCAAAGATCCAAGCTAGGATATACACCACACCTATAAGAATCAATATTTCGCCAAGGCTTTCGAGAGTTACATGCGACAAACTCTCTTTAAAACCTTCTTTAAACTTATTCCACATTAGAAGTCCTCCGTTCCTTGGTACACATCGGCGACAAACACGCCATTCTCACGCCACATCTTAACGACGCGTGGGCGATCGTCAAACACTATATCAGGTTTCTGACCAAAGTCAACAACGATCTGATTCAGCAGCTCCAGCTTGATGATGTCGTCACTTCTGTAGTCTTTCTCTGCACGCATGTACAGTTTTTCAAACTTAACACCGTGATGAAACAGCCACTGCTCGGTCAAGTCACGAGTATCTTCACTACGACCAGTGCACAGGATCACAGTGTGACCAGCCTTGTACATCATACGTGCAATCGTGACGATCTGCTCGATCGGAGCATCGTTGGCCATCTCCGACTTGAACATACTCCAGTTCTTAGGTTTCTGACGCCAGAAATGGACACGGTGGCTAACATCAGCCAGTGTTCCATCGATATCAAAGCAGACCAGCATTTTGTATTCCTTTTGTTTCCTTACCTACAATATAGTAACTACAACACCAAATGTCAACAGCTATCTTACAGTCCAGAGATCGCTTCCTCTTCTGAAGTTGTACTTAAAGCCTTAGCTAATAGTTGATCAGCACTCATAATTTTTTGAACTCCAAATAGGCGTTTAGCAAGCCTTCAATGTTAGCTTTGCCGATTGGGTTTTGTGAATGGACGTAGAAATCAAAGTCTGTTGGAAGTGGGTAATGCTTATCGTTCAAGTCCCAGTCAACAATAAGTTTAGCAATATCGTGACCAGTAGGTTCATCTTGACCAAGATCGTGATCAAACGAAATGTATGATGGCATTCCACGTCCCATAACAGTCAAAATAACATCAGCACGGTTACGACAGATTACCCATTGTTCAGTCCGATACTTTGCCTTGACATACCAAGGTGCCCAAGTGACATCAGCAGGCATTCTTTCGTCGTCAATGAATAGGTTCCAAGTCATCTCACACCTCCACAGCTTCAACATCGCTAAACGCCATTTCGTAATAGTCAGGAGCTCGTTCAGCAGTGTTCTGATCGTTGTACCACTTGATACGAGCCTTAGCTTCTTGCAGAGTATCGAAGTCTTCGGTCCAATGGTCTTGACCCCAACCACGTTCAGAGGACATGCACTTGATGCGAAACTTAACAGACATGGTGTTCTCCTTATTACCAGTTATATTGCTCGACAGCGTCTAGATCGGTTTCGCGGATCTCGAAGGATTCTGATTCATGCAGCTTGCCCAAGCGGCGATAGTCCATCCAGGCTTCCGATGCATCTTCAGCGCGTTCCCGCGACGAATAAACGCCCAGCAGCATCTCACCCTCGTAGGCGGTCGCCAGCAGCAAAACAAAAACGGTCATCTTAGTCTCCTTTGTTTCCTTACCTATAATATAATGCATTGTTACAGTAAAGTCAACAAAAAAGAGCGCCGAAGCGCTCTTTTGTTTCTCAATGTTATCAACTAGTTACTTAACTACATCCATGAATGGAACAGTCGAGTCAGGAATCATAGTAGTTGGCAGCGCACCATTCCACTTTTCAGCTTGGATCAGAGCGATCAGACCAGCGTTGTCTTTCAGAGCTTCGCTCTTAGCTTTGATCGCAGCAGCTTCTGCTTCACCCTGAATACGGGTTGCTTCTGCAGCAGCTTTTGCTTCTACGAGCTTAGAGTCAGCAGCAGCTTGTGCCTGGGTCACGGTGATTTCGGCAGTAATCTTTTCACGCTCGGCGTTCTGCTTAACCTTCTGCACTTCGACTTCTGCTTCCATACGAGCAGCAATTGCACGCTCATAGCCATCATCAAAGTCAATGTTTTCGATCTGGACAGACTCGATAATGATAGGACCCTTGACAGATTCCATCAAAGCAGCCGACACTTCATTAACCAAACGGCCACGCTCATTGATAGCAGTAACAGCATTGAAGCGACCAAATACGTTCTTAACAGCCTGTGGTACTTGACGATCAAGCAAACGGTTTACAACACCTTCGGCACCACCGTATTCACCATAAATGGTTTCGACTTGATCAGCAGGCAACCGGTAGTTGACAGAAATCATAAGACTTGCAGTTTGTTGGTCTTTCGAGTAAGTCTGAACATTCTCATAAGTGCGAGCTTGAGACTGGACACTAATGTCAACAACAGAGTCAATCACTGGCATCTTGAAGCCAAGACCAGGTTCAGCAGTGCCTACAACAGCGCCGTTGCGCAACTGCACACCACGATAACCTTCGCCTACAGTGTACCACGAACCACCAAGAACGGTCAGGGCAACAAGACCAACAACAGCAGCAACGCTGGATCCAACAATAGCATTCATTTTCATTTTCCTTACATATTGATTATAACGATTAACTGCAGTATCATAGTCTGCACGGGTTGAGTAGTCGTAACGATCAGGTTTATTCATTAGTGTTATCCTTCACATACTCATTACCCTCTGAATCCACTTTGTACTCGTATGGATTCGTCATTGGTTTAAAGCTAATGGTGCGCACTACCCAAGCAGCACCTGCTGCAAAGATAGCGGCGACAACGAAAATACCAATCATAGCATAGATGGCCATTTTATTTTCCTTTTTTAATAACAAAAACCGTGGATGGTATCTTCTTCGTGGTCACCTTCGACGGTATCGATGATCATTCCAGCGATCATGTCGATTTCTTCGGATTCTTCCGAGGTGAGTTTATCATTTTGGGCAAGAGTAAACAAACAAGTGGCACGGATAAGGCGAAGTTGTTCTTCGGTGATTTCAATGGTGAAGGTTTTCATGGGTAGCTCCTTTGCTTGTGCTCCCCCAATATAAGAGCTACACAAGCAAAGGTCAACAGTTAATCCCATAAACCTTCGTAATATTTTCCAAACAAACGAAAGCCGTTGTCCATACGCTTTTGGCGCTCTTTGTAGTCATCGCTATAAGAATAGGCACGTTCAACTTTATGTTCGAACGCCCAAATCATCTCGCCAAGTACATAATCCCAACGCTTCTCAACCAAGCCGTCGTGCCCTGGATCATCAGTGACAGGGTGTTGCAGCTCTGGTGGAACATCGTCGTTGTCAACATATGCAGATCCGTGCTTCTGTTCTTTGAGCTTTTTCAACATGGGTAAGATGATAAGAGCAAGAGTGTCATCCATGCTCCACACATCATAATTGTCGATACGGATGTTGACTCTTTGATCTTTAAACCGGTCAAAGATCTTGTTGATTGTCTTATTGTAGATCCACTCCAAGAAGTTTTCATACTTCTCAAGAAGATGTTCAAACGTGGTTGTGCTCTCGATCCAATCGTGATTATACTTTTTGTTCATATAATTGTAATGGACTTGGCTGTACCAACGACGACGGTACGGTCCGATGTATACTTTCATTAGCAAGTCACTTTCATAAAGGTTGGGCAGTATTGATCACTGCAAACATATCCCATCACACCAGATAGACCAAGGCCACACTTTGGGCATTGCGGCATTGGATTCTTTTGAGTTGGATACTTGATATAAGGTGGAGGAAAGTCTGGCAGGCCCCATTCTTCCATTAGCTTCTCAGGCTGTGAACCAGGCGCATACTCATCATTGTCTTCTTCACCAAAACCTTCAAGAGTCTCCATCAACTCAAACAAAGTCATAGAGTTGATGTGATCTTTGAACGCTTGTTCATCCAAGTCAACAGGACCACGGTGGGCCATCCACCAGTTGCGGTATCTTACATAGTTATTCATTTTGCCAACTTCGTTTTAATGTTACCACAACGCTCACATTGCAATGTGTATCGAGGAGCTTGCCCGCTACTAAAATCATTGTTATAGTTGATTATTGCCACATCAATAGTTTTCCACTTGTGCCAGCAACCTGACCAAAGTAATTGGAATATTTTAATCATCAGTTAATATCCTCATCTTCCCACTCTTGGGTGTAGATCACGTTTGATGGGCGGTTGTACTTTTCAACAAGAGGCTTGATCTGATCTCGACGATAGCCAGCAAGACCACAGCCAATAGGAGTCAGCCAGAACTCATCATCAGGTTGTGTCTCAGCATATCTCAAAAACTCAGCAATGTAAAGCTCAATCTGATTCAGAGGTAAAGTATTTAATTGCCTATCCTTAGTTGGCAGAGCATACGACATACCAGTGGGACCCATACCAATACCATACTCTGCACCATAATAATTCATAGCATAAAGAGCTGCACCAGCACCGTGGCGACCAGCAAGGTTTGATCCAAATACAAAAATCTTAGTCATGTTTGAGTATTCCTATTCACACAGTAAGTTTCGCCAGCAGCTTCTGCTTCAGCTTCATTAGCAAAGAAGAATGTCCAACAGTTAGGATCATTAGTGGTTAGATAGCCTACACCATATGGTTCTATGACACCTGATGCCCAATCAACTGGAGCGTAGTTTAGATGATATTCATCTTCTGATATACTATCACCATCAACCTTCCCACTAACAAGTTGCTTGATTGAACCGCAGATCTTCATAGTAGTGACAGTAAACGTCCACATAGGCAGATCATACCGACTCCACTCAACACCTTGGGAGTCGGTCATATAGATTTTATCACGTTTCAGCATGTTGTTGTTCAAGTCCAACCTGTAGACCGTATTGCCAACTCTGAGATCGTCTTTGCTTAGACTCATTCTAGACAACTTCCTCCAGAATACTGCATACCAGCAGCAATACAGCTTGTTTTAAAGGTTAAATGTTTATCCATATCGGAATTAATCAAATACCCCAAGCCTCCCAAGACAAACATAACAACAATAGCTGTTAGAATTTCAATAGTGTAGTCAACTAGTTTCATTTTATATTTTCCTACTTGTTTGGATTGACAATAAGCAGCATATTGCTTAGACTGCAGTTACTATGGTCCCCGTCTTTTGGGGTAAAGGCAACAATTACTTTGGGATCAATGTTCAAAGTACATGCAAAGTGTTTCTTGTAATTCATTTTATAATCCAATCCATGCTAAGCCAGTCAGTATCTTCTGGCATCAATTCAACGTCAGCGCCAATCCCTTCTTTCAATGCGATCCAAATGTGTGCGTTATTATTACGCAGACAATAAGATTGCTTGTTGCATTCATAGCAGGAACCAGATGCGCCATAGAACAAGAATAAATGTTCATCTTCTTCAACACGGACAATACCACTATTCATGCGCCAAGAATCGCCGTCCAAATACCCGCCAGACCATCCAGCAAGAACTTTGTAATGTGGATCATCACCTTTGTATTTGATCACGACCCAGTTATCAGGAATGTATACCATTTGCTTTATCCTTAGATTGGCAGCTTGGCCGGTTCAGTTTTCTTAGCTTTGGGCTTGTATGTGCTCTTTTTGACTACCGGCGGCTTGTAAGCAAGACCAGCGTTTGCACCAATTAGAAGCAATACAGCAAGAGGGTCGAACACAAAGATAATCGTTAAGATGACCAACCGTACTGCATGTTCGACTGTGGTGGTCTCTGAGTTACCATACACTATTTCGGCAATGTATTTCAACGGGCCAACTTCAGTTTCAAGAGCTGATGTCTCCGTATCAATCTTCTGCTTCTCTTCAAGCAGTGTTGATACCAGTTCGCTATTTTTTGAGATTAGAGCGGTCAAAGAGTCACGTTCAGCTTGTTGGTTTGCTCGAACTGCAATAGCACCACGTTCACCATTGATACGTTCCGCATCAGTCAGCACTTGCACAACACTATCTAAATTAGCTAAAGTTGCTCTTGCAAATGTGATGTCCTGATTCGCAATATCCAGTTTCATTTGGATAGCATCTTGGTCAACAACAGAGATAGAAGACTTAGACGACTGATCAATGTGCGCTTTTGACAGATAACCAAAAATGCCAATGCTTGTGATGAACATAAGAACAGTGACAGCAAGCATCAGGTAGTATCGAACAAAACGTGGAGCAATCGTCCAGTTCTGATACAGCCAAGATGTCGTCACAACTTTAGAAACTTCAAGAGTCGTTCCCATAACGACAATAGGCC